AAAAATGCGGCACCCTATTTTCCCGACCGGGGTGCCAGCGGTCTCACGCAAGCCTTACTTGGTGGCCATCAGATCATCAAACGCTCGGTCCACATCGCTCTTGCCATTATCATATTTAGTGGTTTCCTTCGAACGTGATTCTGCACTTCCATTGCCAGCAAGCTGTTCATCGAGGATTGCATCGATTTGCTCCGGAGTATGACGCTCAAACAGAGAGTCAAAGTCAGGGATACTATCAAGGAGGGCGGGGATAGCTTCCGTGTCCTCCAAAAGCGTGGAAGTGTTTCGACGCATCTTCAGGCTTGTCTGCGGGTATGCCCCCGGTGACGTGGGCTTTGTGTAGGTAAGTGAGATATCGGTGCCTTCCATGGCGTCGGTGATATCTCCGTAGTCTGGGTCTAGAATATAGCCCAAAAGGTTTTCGTATGCTCGCTTTCCGTAGCCATACATCTTAACACCCTCTTCTTCGCGACCACGTACTACGACGGGCGAGAAGTAACGGGCGCGCACAAACAGCGACTTAGCAAGCTTCTTGCTTTCTTCATCATTGCTTTCAACGCCACCCTTCCATAACGATGAAGCAAACTCGCAAATTGGGCACTTTTCGCCAAAATTGCGCTTTGGACAGACAATGCCGCCCCTGTGGTCTCCCACATTATAATGGAAATACATCTCCTTTAGAGGATCTCCATCTGTACTGGGTACAATCCGAATTTCTTGATCGCCCTCTTCGGGTCTAAACCAAGCTGACTGTTCCCTCTCTCCCTCGCCCCTAAGTTGGGCAAGCTTCTTTCTCATTAGTTCCATATTAATTGACATGTTGTGTCTCCTTTTGTTGTTTATGGTTAGAGTATATCAAGCGTTCCTTGATATCTAATATAACACTCTCAATCTACCTTGTCAAGAGTTATTTGTTGTTGTACTTTATTTGTATGGGCTACAACATACCCAAAGTCACTATAAGGCGTCTCGTAAATTGCATAAGAAATTTTACGGAAAGCGTTTGTTGGCTTTTTCTTCAAAATATCAACAAGCTTTCGGTGCAACATCCCCTCCTTCGCAAGTCTTTCCTCATTTATACATAAATAATAACACAGATCGCGCTCGGCGTCAAGCTCAAAAAACCATTTTTCTTCTAAATTCTTCATATTTAACGCACCAATGCTTCGAATGCGATTGATGTCTGCTGGTTTTGCTACTTGGCCGATTTCCGGCTCTGAGTGGGCGAAGTAGTTCAAATAGTGGACCGCCGAAAATATAGAACCGTTAAGGGTATCATAATAGCCCTTGATCGGTACATCACCCAGATTCTTTTCGATCTCTAAATTGGAAAACACAGTGCACGAACTAAAAAGACCAGATCTGGCATATTCCTGTAAAACCCCAAAGGTTAGATTCTCTATGAGTCTCCTTTCTCCGGTTACTAACTCGACATCCGGCTTGATATAAAAAATATCTACCTTCTTGCTTTTGATCTGCTGTAGGATCCCTAGAGAATAGTTTGAGCTATATGTCGTGCCAACTATAAATACCTGAACATGATCCTTGAGGTTTTTAAAAAACTTTTTTAAATCGGGAATGTTGTCCTCATATTTCTCCGGAGTATCAAAAGAAGAAATGTGGAACTCGCTTTTTGTATTTTTTTCTACAGCGTCATTCAGCGTATAGACATCATATTGTTGGATCTCAGCAAACTTTTTAGCAATCGCCGATCCTCCCGTGCCAATCCCAACGATAGCTATCATAATGACAAATTCTCCAAATCATAGTAATTCTTGCCGGCCTTCAAATTAACTTTAAAAGTATCAAGCTTATTTTTAGCAAACATATCTCTAATTTGTCCTACCATCTCTCTTTCTTGGTCTGCAAAGTCTATCACTATTTCATCATGTACGATGTGAGAGATAAACGATTTTCTGCCTTCCAGTATGCGCTCAATCGCAACTGCCCGATCAATTACCAAATCTGCGGTTGTGCTCTGAATCAAATAGTTAAAGGCTTTCCAGTTGCTGACCTTTATGTGGCGGCCGAATACAGTATTAATATATTCCCCGTCGTAGTATTTGTCAAGTACTTTTTTGCGATCATAGTAATTTGTTTTGATGTGATCGGAGTCCGGATTGTACAGCCACGCAAAAAATGAGGTCTTGGCTTCTTCTCGATTCATGCCGGTGTTTTGAAAAACATTCGTTATGTTCCATTTATGAATATCGCCCTTTGGTTGTTTTTGTTCAGAAAGCGCCAATAATGTACGAACTTCGGCGCCATTATAGTCTAGAGATAAAAACCAGTCGTTGTGAGGCTTTATAAGGCGTCGTAGCTCTCTCTTCATGGTCAACATCGGGAAAGACCGTGGGTGGGTTGACAAGCGCCCTGTGACCGTCCCAAAGAGGTTATAATGAACGTGTTTCGAGCCATTTAATATCTTTTGTGATTCATTCCGCATGCCACCATTGATAAATAAGTTCCGGCACTCTGACGCGTCGACCTTCAAATCCTGATATTTTATCTTATGTAAAAGTTTGGCTGCTGACGCCATGTATTCATAGTTGGCTGGTTTTTCATAATTTTCAAATACATGCTCTGTGATCTGATTTTTAATCTCGCAGAATTGGATCAACGCGTCATATGGTACGAGATCAAAAAAACAGTGTTCTCGCAAATTTATTTTTGCAATATCAAATGATTTTTTATAGGCCCTCATTTTTTTGGCCGCGGCATCCCACTCGTCTCTCAGGTGCTCGGGGCACACTTCCTCTATGGCCTTGCCATGCGCATATATATTGGCATACTGGACATCTTTTTCTTTTAGCGAGCCTGTGTATCCCCACGTTTTCGTTAGGTTTTTTGGTATCTCGCTTTCATCAAAAATCAAGCTGCCATTGGCGTAAACGCCAATACACTGAGTTTTGTCATCGATAGGTTGAAACAGCACCTTTTAACTCTCGCTCTCTTTCTTCTTCTTCTTTAGTTAGTATAGCACGCCGTTCATACGTTGTCAAGGAGCCACTGTAGTCTCCTGTTCTTCCTATGATTCTCTCAAAAGCACCGAGAGCCTTTTCTGCACCTTGCGTCCTGTATAGCCTCACGGTGTCTTCGAGCAAAGTTTTTTGGTCTTCTGTTGTAAATTTAGATTCCTCTTCGAGTAATCTTATGTTGAGGTATGCTCGAAGAAAATATTCTTCGTTATATCGTTTTTCAATATCTTCCATAGTATAATTCTTTGGCCTGATAACCTTTGGGATCGTTGTGCCATCATTGCAGTACGTCACCTTTAGATATGTCTCAAGCTTTAATGAGTTGTATGAATACAGGAGCGCTCTTTTGAATCCATCATAATATTCTAAATGAGCCAATTTGTATGCCATAGATAGGATTGAATCCGTTGATGGATATCCATACTTACGCGAATATTTTAGCATTTCTGACGATCCTATGTCTGCGACCAACCGCCATGGTGCTTTCATATCAACTGAGAAACCGTAGCTTCTGCATGCATTTAGGTAAAACTTCCAATTTCTGCTCTTCACGAATTGCTCCATTTTCTCATCGTCGTTCGAAAAATCCATATCGGCAATCTCGATAGCCAATCCGGAGGCGTTAATAGGGCACAGCCTGTGTTTAATATATCCCGGGAAAGTATACGGAAATCTTTTTGTCACAGCCCCGACTGCTCCCATGAACTGGACCATAAACGCATCAAAATCCTCGAACTGAACGTTATTTTTTCTAAAGCTTCTTCTAATGCCGGACAATACAGACTCAAGGTGTCTACCATATAGTAGCTTGGGATCCTCATAGGCTTTATGGATAACAAGGGTGCTTAGATGCTCCTCGTCCGCAGATATTTTACCGGCGAAGAGGCTCTTTCGAAACTGTGTGGTTAAGTCCTTGAAGGCATCATCAACAAATGCCGGCATTCGGACAGAGTTGGCGCCATCGATGGCGAGAGAAGAATTCTTAAGAGGCACTGCGCTAGTATTTAACATTATTGGTACATAAAATATATTAACCCTGCCATAAAGTGCTTTCTCTGCAAATCCAAAATTTACTAAATTGGAGTATCCAAGTGACCGGTCCCTTGTATCAAATGTATACATGAATTTTTTATAAAATGCATTCATTGCAGTTTCTCCATTACTTCCGGCATAATCTCTAGACATAAATTTCTCCTATGTGCCGCACTTAGCTGGGCGGCGCTTGCCTGGGCCTGTGATTGTGGCATTTGATCTTGTGCACGAAATGGCTGCCACCCACTTGGCCGTTATCTCTGTTTCGCAGTTTCCGGGTCCGAACTTGTTCTCTGCGTGGGTCACCATATAATACCCTCCGATTCCAAGCCGAGTTAGGGACGCATTGTCAATGGCGTTGCCATCGGCGTCAAGGTGCCCAGCAAAGGCGGTGCTATCGGGCGCAAATCCGCGCGGATCAATATAAATATAAGTACCGGGAACGATATTTGGCATGCCGTAACAAGTGATGTTGGCATCATAGACTTCTCTAAGCTGAGATAAACCATCGTACCCTTCTTGCTCAAAACGCACCTCCTTGAGGCCCGGGGAATCAGTTTTGTTTAACTTGATAGTTTTTATAAGCCCATTGTCACGGCCTAAAACATAGTGAAAGACACCGGCGCCGACATCTTCCGAGGCTATCCCGTTCATCAAGGCCTGCGGCTGCACCCGGCCGGCATAAAATACCATATAGTTATAAGTGTGTTCGGGGCCGCGAGAATTAATGGGAAGATTTCTCTCTCCCATTACGTGCAACACCGGAGTGTTGGAGTGACCACCTTTGTCTGTGGGCATCTTGGTCATGTCAAGGCGCGGGCCCCCACCCTGTTGATATGTCCATTCTGTGATCTCGTCGATATTCTTCTTCTTCTTTAGCTTGCCCCAGCCCGGGGATTTATAAGAGGTAATCGTAGACTGAAATACTCGTACTCTTTGTTTAATGTTAAGATCGAAACATCGATCTTCATTTAAGAAGTTTTTGACAAGGTTATTCATTAAGTCTTTTAGGAATATTGGCAAACTATACACCGTACTATTTTGTTTGAGAGTTTTGTCCGTTAACCAATCCATAAAATATGCTGTTGATATCGGCAAATCTCCGATGGTAGTTTCGTAATATTCCCGTGTCACGGTATCTAGTAGCTCCATGGGCCCCAATACTACTCTAAATTTTTGAAAGTTATAATATACCCTTTTGAGTCTTTCCTTCTCTGCTTTAACAAGATCGTCCCAAGCCGGCTGTTCGATCTCGGCCGGCTTGTCTTTTAGGCTTTCTTTTGATAATACTTGTAACGTACTGTCAATGTTTTCTAAGACAACGTCCACTAAGTCGCTTAAATAAAAGAAAGATATATATTCTTTTTGATTAACGTCTGATACTTTTGTCTTTGTGAGATCTTCGCCTTGTTTCTCGGGCTTTTTCTTGCCAGTCCGATTAGCTGACTCGATATCTTGTGCTTCTTTTTCTACTTTACCTGCCTCAGCGAGCTTGATCTCTCCGCCGGCGCCCGGCACTTCTGAAAATAAATCAAACTTCCAGTAAGGGCCCTGGCTATTGAATGCTCTTAGTGCTTCAATGGGGATGGGCTTCATATATACTTGTTCTCTTTCGAGCAACTTTTGCAAAATTCCGTTTAAAGAAGCTCTTTTTTCTAGATCGATGGCTTCTGCATCTTTTTCTTGAAGTTCTTTTAATTTTTCTGTTGTTTTCTCTCCTTCTCCGCAATCTGCGCGTAGTGCCTTATATTTGTTCCTTCTTATGAAGGCGCTTTTGTGTGTCTCGCTATTGCTAAAAATATTAAAACTAGTTTCATCAAAAAATTGTTCGCTGTAAGCCAAGTAGTTAATGTGAAAAACAACATGGCCCATATCATTAATCTCAAACTCGTGTATGGTGGGAGATAAGTTTAACGTTACGTAAGAATTGTTTATCGCATCATGAATAATACCGGCATCGTGGGCTGTCACTCCCTTAAAGCTCCCGGGAATCGACCACCCAACAACCGCCTTAAGCCGATAGTTTAAATCTGCCGTTTTGTTGGGGGCGATTTCCGAACGATCTCCACAGGCCTTTCCTGTGCCTTTGCTGAATGTTTTTGAGCCGGTCTTTAGTGCTAAATCTGCATATCTATAGGCCGGTGACCCTGCGCTTCCCGGACGAGGCCTGATCAAATCATCCATGGAGCTAGCAAAAATTGATAACTTTGCTTTAATACTCTTTTTTACTGCGAACGGATCTGAACCTTCATAGGAAAAGACAAAATTTTGTATTCCGACTCCAAATCCTCTTTTTTGTGTAGAGTTGAGTACTCCATCAAGGGCCGGATTGTAAACTGAATCAAAATTTATCTCTGTTTCAATCTCTTCCCCCTCAGCATAGGATGTAACCTTATAAAGCCTTATCATCGGCTGCAATTGAGATAATAAATGAGGTTTAATTCCAAAAAGATTGGCGAACTTTGGATCTTGGATAAGTTGATTAATGAACCCCCACGGCTGTCTTGACGCCAGCAGGCTCGCATTTGCCGTAATGGAGGCAGAGTCCGGGATGTTGTCCACCGGGCCGCCACCAGAATTGTCAGCAGAAGCATATTCTAAATACGGAAGCCTCTTTTTCTCATATGGCCATATGTTCTTATCGCGATATTCAACAAAATGTACAATATTTGATAGAAGAAGGCACTGCTCTTTAAATGTTCTCTTTGTTGGCTCTTGGGAGCCGGCAATGGCGGCGCCTAGGCCAGCGCCGGGCTTGGCGACCTC